CGATGACAGCTTCGCTGTCGAAGGGGCCAAGATCGGCTCCACGCTGCGCATCCGCCTGCCGGACCGCGCTCTGGTGACTGACGGCGCCGCTCTGCAAGTGCAGGACGACAACGAGCAGTTCACGACCCTGACCGTCTCCTCGCAGAAGCACATCGGCGTGAACTTCACGTCCGCCGAACTGACGATGCAGTTGGACGACTTCGCGGATCGTGTGCTGAAGCCTCGTATCAGCCAGCTTGCCGCCAGCATTGACGCTGACGTGGCCAACGCGTTTAACAAGATCGGCAACTCTGTCGGCACGCCCGGCACCACGCCGGCCACCTCGCTGGTTCTGCTGCAGGCCCAGCAGAAGCTGAACGAGAACGCCGCGGTGATGTCGCCGCGGTACGCAACGGTAAACCCCGCTGCGAACGCTGGCCTGGTGGAGGGGATGAAGGGCCTCTTCAACCCCACCGACACCATCAGCAAGCAGTTCAAGAACGGCATGATGGGCACTGGCGTGCTGGGCTTCGAAGAAGTCAACATGAGCCAGTCCATCAAGCAGTTCACGACTGGCTCGCGCACCAACGGCACGACGGCGGCTGCAGTGACGACCGAAGGCGCGACTTCGATCTCGCTCACCGGCTTGGGCAGCACCAACACCGTTCTTGCTGGCGACGTGTTCACCGTGGCGGGCTGCTTTGCGGTGAACCCGCAGACCCGTGAGTCCACTGGCTCGCTGTTCCAGTTTGTTGCGCTCGCAAGCGTGACTGCATCGGGTGGCGCGGCAACGGTCACGGTTGCTCCGATGTACTCGGCCAACCAGGCGCTGGCCACCGTCAGCTCTCTGCCGGCCAACAGCCAAACGGTCACGTTCATCGGCGCTGCGTCCACGCAGTACCCGCAGAACTTGGTCTACCACAAGGACGCCATCACGTTTGCCACCGCCGACCTGCTTCTGCCGCAAGGCGTGGACATGGCCAGCCGCGCCAACCACAACGGCATCAGCCTGCGTGTCGTGCGTCAGTACGACATCAACAACGACCGGATGCCCTGCCGGATCGACGTGCTGTACGGCTACGGCGTGATCCGTCCGCAGATGGCTTGCCGTCTCTGGGGCTAAACCGAAACGGGGGCTAAGGCCCCCGTTCTGAACTTCATCTGAAAGGAATTCATCATGGCTCTCCCAAATGGCGCTGGTGGCTACCAGCTTGGCGACGGCAACGTCAACGACCCGTTCATTGACCTGACCGCAGATCCGGTGGCGGTTACCGCTACTGCAACCCTGACCCCCGCGCAAGTGCTGAACGGTCTGATCTTGGCCAACAGCGGTGTCACCGCCGCGGCCCAGACCTACACGCTGCCCACGGTCACGGAGCTGGAAAACGTGCTGATCAATTCTGACCGGATTGGCACCACGTTCACCTTCCGTGTGGTCAACCTCGGCACGTCTTCCGCTACCGCGATCATCGCCGCGGGCACCGGCTGGACTGTCTCGGGTTCGCTGACCATGACGATCCCCGTCACGACCGGCGCAAGCATGGTTGCTCGCAAGAGCGCCGCGGGTGCTTGGACGCTGTATCGCGTGGCCTGATAAGGAGGCATCATGCCTGATACCAAAGCAATCGGCGTTGCCTACGCCGACCCGCTGTTCGAGAGCGTGACCGTCACGGGCGCCATCACTGGCGCTTCGGTCGCGGTCACGGGTGTTCTGAACGGCACGCAACTGGATCTGAACGCGCCCGTCACCAAGGCGGCTTCGTTCTCTCTGGCTGACACGGAAAACTTCGTCGTCTGCAACGGCGCGGGCAGCATCACCGTCACGTTCCCCACTGCGTCGGCCAACACTGGCCGCGTGGTGTGGATCAAGACGATTGCTGCCCAGACCGTCGTGTCTGCGTCGTCCAACGTGCTGCCGATTAGCTCGGCTACTCCCGGCACCGCGATCCTCGCGGGGACGGCGGGCGCCAACGCCATGCTGGTGTGCGACGGCACTAACTGGGTCATCATGACCTCGTAAGCAAAACGGGGGCTTCGGCCCCCGTCTTCTCTATGCCCAACATCTATCTGCGTCACCCCATTCATGGCGCCAAGATCGCCACGCTGGAAATGGAAGCGGTTTACGATGAGCGTAGCGGATGGGAGCGGTATACTCCCGGCACCGAGGATGAACCCGACACCGCGCCGCCCGTGAACACGCTGGGCCGCCGCCGTCGCAAGGAGCCCGAGCATGTCCACCACCGCGGGTGACCAGATCAACCGCGCCCTGCGTCTGCTGGGCGTCTTGGCAGAGGGCGAAACGTCTTCTGCTGCCGTCATGCAGGATTCGCTGACGGCGCTGAACCAAATGATTGAATCGTGGAACACCGAACGGCTGTCGGTGTTCTCGACGCAGGATCAAGTTTTCAGTTGGCCTACCAGCACAATCAGCCGCACGCTGGGGCCTACGGGCGACTTTGTGGGCAACCGGCCCATCCTGCTGGACGACGCGACGTACTTCCGCGACCCCAGCACGAACGTCAGTTTCGGCATCAAGCTGATCAACCAGCAGCAATACAACGGCATTGCGGTCAAGACGGTTACGTCAACGTACCCGCAGGTGCTGTGGGTCAACATGACGTACCCCGACATCGAGATGTACATCTACCCGGTGCCCACGCGGCTGCTGGAGTGGCATTTCATATCGGTGGAGGAGTTGTCGCAGCCAGCCACACTGTCTACGGTGCTGTCGTTCCCGCCAGGCTACCTGCGAGCGTTTGTCTACAACTTGGCGATGGAGATCGCGCCTGAGTTTGGCGTCGAGCCCAGCCCGCAAGTGCAACGCATCGCCATGACGTCCAAGCGCAACCTGAAGCGCATCAACAACCCGGACGACATCATGAGCCTGCCGTACTCGCTGGTGGCTACTCGCCAGCGGTTCAACGTGTACGCCGGCAACTACTGATGAAAACGCCGATCCTCGGCTCCAGCTATGTGGCCCGCAGCGTCAATGCTGCGGACAGCCGCATGGTGAACCTGTTTCCGGAAGTTGTGCTGGAAGGCGGCAAGGAACCGGCATTCCTGCAGCGATGCGCTGGCTTGCGGCAGGTGTTTCCAGTCGGCCAAGGGCCGATACGCGGGCTGTGGAAGTTTGGCGACTACTTGTACGTTGCGTCGGGCGGAGAGTTGTACCGAGCCGACGGCAACTACAACACGTCGTTTTTAGGCTACATCGACGGCAGCGGGCCGGTCAGCATGGTGGACAACGGCGAGCAGTTGTTCATTGCCTGCAACCCCAGCGCGTTCATTTACAACGCCAGCACCGGCGTCTTTGAGCAGATCACGGACCCTGACTTTCCCGGCGCCGTGACTGTCGGCTATCTCGACGGCTATTTTGTCTTCAACCAGCCCAACAGCCAACGGTTCTGGGTGACGTCGCTCAACGACGGCACGCAAATCGACCCCTTGGACTTTGCCAGCGCCGAGGGCAACCCGGACGATGTGGTGGCGCTGAACGTCAATCACCGCGAGGTGTGGCTATTTGGCACCAGCACGGTGGAGGTCTGGTACAACGCTGGCCTGGCTGACTTTCCGCTCGCTCGCATCGCGGGCGCGTTCATGGAAGTTGGTTGCGCGGCGCCGTACAGCGTGGCCAAGCTGGACAACTCGGTGTTTTGGCTGGGGTCCGATATTCGCGGCAACGGCATCATCTACCGCAACAACGGCTACAACGCCCAGCGCATCAGCACGCACGCCGTTGAGTGGCAAATCCAGCAGTACGACGTCATCAACGACGCCATCGGGTACTCGTACCAGCAAGACGGCCACCTGTTCTACATCCTCACGTTCCCTACCGCCAACGCAACGTGGTGCTATGACGCCACGACTGGCGCGTGGCATGAGCGTGCGGGGTGGGACGGCGTGAAGTTTGTGCGGCACCGCAGCAACTGCCAAGCCAACTTCAACAACGAGATCTTGGTCGGCGATTGGCTCAACGGCCTTGTGTACGCTTTTGACCCCGAGATCTACAGCGACAACAATGCGATCCAGCGTTGGCTGCGGTCGTGGCGGGCGTTGCCGACCGGCCAGAACGACCTGCGTCGTACGGCGCATCACACGCTGCAGCTTGACTGTGAGGCGGGGGTCGGCGTGTTGGACTCTGAGACGTTCCTGCTGCTGCTTGAAGATGGCGACTATTTGCTGTTGGAAAACGGCGACTACATCGCGTCTACCAGCGCCGGCACGGTGCTGGGGGCTGATCCCAAGGTCATGCTGCGCTGGAGCGACGATGGCGGTCACACCTGGTCTAACGAGCACTGGTCCCGCATGGGCAAGATCGGCGAGTATTACCACCGCGTGTTCTGGCGGCGCCTTGGCATGACGCTCAAGTTGCGCGACCGCGTGTACGAAATCAGCGGCACAGACCCCGTGAAGATCGCCATCATGGGGGCCGAAGTGTTGATGTCTCCGACGAGGGCGTGACATGCAACTGGCCCCCCGCGTGCCGGCTTCGCGTGACCCGCTGGTAGATGCTGGGGCGCTGACCACCCGCGCCTGGTTCCGCTTCTTTCAGTTGCTGGAATCTTCAGTTGAGAATTCTGCGCTGCGTCAATACACCATCGTGCAAAACTCCACCGGGTTTACGATGGCCAAAGGCACGGCGGTGGGTTTTGCGGGCGTGGGCAGCAACAACGTGCTGTCAGTTACACCCTACCTCGCCAACGGCAGCACGCCCACGCTGTTCATTCTTGGAGTGCTGGCCGAGCAGATACCTGACAGCGGATCGACGGGGCTGTGCTGCGTGTGGGGCGAGGTCAGCGGCATCGACACCAGCGCGTTCAACGTCGGGGACATTCTGTACGCCAGCCCGACAGTGGCCGGGGCGTTCACCAACGTCAAGCCTACCGCGCCGAACAACGTGATCCCGCTGGCCGCAGTGCTGATTAAGAGCGCCACAACAGGCGTCATCTTTGTGCGGCCAACGATTGAGCAGGAGTCGTACTACGGCGAGTTCACCCGCACCACCAACCTGAGCGCCGCGGCGATCGACACGGCGTACCCAATCGCGCTGACCAACACTGAGGTGGCTGGCGGGGTGACTCTGACCGGCTCACCGACTGACCGGCTTCAAGTCCCGCAGTCGGGCCTGTACCAGTTCTCGGCCCGGTATCAGTTGTCGTCTACCAGTTCGTCCTTGAAAAACGCGCGGTTTTGGTATCGGTTAAACGGCGCAACCGACTTGGACCACAGCGCCGCTATCGTGTCAGTTGACTCCAACAACGGGTACGCCACAATATCAACGTCCGAAGTCGTTTCATTGGCGGCAAACGATTACATTCAGTTGATGTGGGCGGTTGACAATACTGCACTCTCGCTGTCGGCAGTGGCGGCTACGGGTTACGCACCTTCCGCTGCTTCTGTGTGGGTGGCAGTCACTCAGGTTCAACAGTAAGAGGACACTATGGCGGTCAGCCTTTCCTTGTACGCGGGCGCAGGCGCTCAGTTTTTCGACAACAACGGTGTGCCGCTCAACGGCGGGCTGATATACACCTACGGCGCTGGCACCACCACGCCCGTGTCGACGTACACCAGTTCGTCTGCGGTTACCAACAACACCAACCCCATCGTGCTGGACAGCGCTGGCCGCACGCCAGCGCAGATTTGGCTGACGGCAGGTGCGTCGTACAAGTTCGTGCTGCAGACGTCTACGGGCGTGCTAATCAAGACGGACGACAACATCTACGCTTCGTATGAGTTGACCAAAGAGGTCGGCGTCACGGTCGGCCAAGGCGGCAACCAGATCGCCACCAACGTGGCGGTCGGCAACACGGCGCTGGACTCCAACACGACCGGCACCAACAACACCGCGACCGGCTACGACGCGCTGACGGCCAACACGGACGGCATCCAGAACACGGCGGTCGGCGCTTCGGCGTTGGACGCCAACACGGGCGGCGACTACAACACGGCTGTGGGTTACAGCGCGCTGACGACTGCCACCACGGCCAACTACAACACGGCGGTTGGCTACCGGGCGCTGAACGCGGCGTTGACAGGTGCTGGCAACACCGCGCTCGGTAGCGACGCGCTGCTGCTGGCCACGGGAGCCAACAACACGGCCATCGGTTACTTGGCGGGCAACGCGCTGACCACGGGGTCCAACAACACGATGATCGGCCACGACGCTGACGTCTCGTCGGCCACGGTCAGCAACGAGGTGACGATTGGCAACTCCAGCGTCACGTCGTTCCGCATACCCGGCCTGACGCTGACGTTCAGCGTGAAGTACTTCAACCACGGCACGCTGACGGTAGCTACACTTCCGGCTGCGGCCACTGCTGGCGCTGGGGCGCGGGCCTTTGTGACCGACGCCAACGCCACAACGTTCGCGTCGATTGTGGCTGCCGGTGGGGCGAACGGCGTTCCTGTGTACAGCGACGGCACCAACTGGCGCATCGGGTGAGGTAAAACATGGCGACCCAAAATAACTTGCTCGCGAAACCAATTGATCTTCGGTCTGTTGACTGGTCTAAAGGCTCGCAGATCATCAATGGCATAACGTACTCACCTCAGTTTGAAAACCAAACTCCAGGTGAGGGTGGATTTATGGAAGGCGGCACGCTAGTCGCCATACAGCGCCACACCCCCGGTCAGAACACCTATGAGACGCTTGACCCGACAACAGGGCAGGTAATTGGTACGTACGAAGGGGAAAAAGATCGCGGATTTTTTGGTGGTTTGGTAAGCCACGCCGGCAGCATTGGTAAGGATGTGGCGCCGCTGGCGTTGGCCGCTCTAGGTGTCAATGCTTTAGGCGCAGGGTTGGGGCAAGCCAGCATTTTTGGCCCTGGCGGCGGTATTGGCGGCGGTATTGGCGGCGCTGGCGGTGCAGAGTTTGCCGACATGGCTGCGGGGCTGACGCCGGAATTTGGCACGACTGCGGCTTACAACGCCGCGCTGCCTGCGGGCGGCGGTATTGGCGGCGCGACCGCTGGTGCGGTTGACTACAGTTTGGCTACCGCGCCCAACGCTGGCGGCGGGCTTGTGCCCGCGTCTGCTGCAGTGACGAACCCGTATTCTTTAGCCGGATCATCGCTGTACGGCACTGGCGAGGGTTTGGCGGTTGGAACGTCGCCTTTTGTTGGTACGGGAGCCGGTTTAGCGTTAGCACCTAATGCCGCGTCTGTGCTTTCTTTAGGTGACCCAACATCGTTTGTAAACACTGCAACTGTTTTGCCTCCCGGCGGTACGCCTCCCGGCGGTACGCCTCCCGGCGGTACGCCTCCCGGCGGTACGCCTCCCGGCGGTACGCCTCCCGGCGGTACGCCTCCCGGCGGTACGCCACCCGGCGGCACACCCGCTGTTGCAACAACCCCCACCGGCACG